TGTGTCTATCAATATGGTAAGAGCTTCAGAAGAGAGTTAAATGAGGGAGCCTCAGCTGCAAAACTTAGATTTAATGAGTTTTGGCAGTTAGAATTCCAGTGTATCTATTCAGATTCTACTAAGGCTGATTACAGAGGATCATTGATTCCAGTTATAGGTCATGAGATATCCAGATTCACTACCATGGAAACAAGGATGGTTACTAGTGATAGATTACCATCGTATTCTGAATCAACTACTGATATAGAAGTTAATCATAATGAGAAATGGCATGAGATGGCATCATGTTCTATTAGGAATGACTTTAGTGAAGATACAAGAGTCTGTGAGATTGCAATTGGGTTGGATAGGATAGCTACTTTAGCTTTATTAACTGAGACTATTTAATGTCATATGGGGTGAATGATGATTAATCTATTACAAGAAACGATAGCTGTTCTCAAAAAAAATGGAAAAACACCTGAAGATGTAAAATGGGTGGGTAATTATAAGATATCGTTTAGTTGGGATGATTTTGCAAAGATAGCTGATTTTGAGTATGATCATGATTATGGTATATCAGAAATAAAAGAGTCATTAGTAGTTGTGGGTAATGATTGGTGGCTTGCACGTAGAGAATATGACGGAAGAGAATGGTGGAAATTTCTCACTCTTCCAACTCGGGGAGAATTTGGAATACTAACCAAATCATATTTAATACGTGATGAATATAAAGATGATGATGATGATTGGGATGAGGAATATTAATGGGGTAAGTGAGGGGAATCGAACCCCCGTCGCTGCCGCCACAAGGCAAAGCTCTACCATTGAGCTACACTAACCAAAATTATAAATTAACCGTGATGGGTGCACTGCCCATGTCTCCCCGACATTAGCTAACTTATACTTTATAATGATACACAAACCAATATGGAACTTCGGGATACCATACCTACATCATGTATATCATCCCTACTTGCACATTAACATGATCTAATGTATAAACACAAATGTTGTATCGCAATTACGACAAAGGTATCAGATTACGTTTTCCGTTCCGTGAATCTGATACCTCATAACTTTTCTTAGCTAAATATGATAAGAAAACTTAGTAAAGACATTATGAGTTGTCATACGTGGTCGTGAACCATTCTTATTAGCAGGATATATCTCATAAGAGTAATTTAAGCTGGTAGAGAACTTTTCATCTAAATGGAATGTAATACCAATACCAGGGGCTACACCAACTCTACGAAAGTCTAAATTGCTTTCTATATCTTTTTTAAATTGATTGAAATCATAAGTTGATCTTGGATTAGTTCCAAGGAATGTCATCTTTTCGTAAGAAAATATAGCGCCACTCATTCTAAATTCTGAAATTACCATTGAAACATTTGCGTTAATGGAAACGTTATCTGACAGAAATTTTCCTGTTCTAACCGTAAAGTATTGAGAATTTTTCTTATGGAATAGTACATTAAGTTTATGTTTGTAAGTTGTATCAACCCCACGCGCATATTCTTTATTTGTTAAAGAGATTCCATACGTATTGTAATCTTTCCCAAAAGGTAAGTGTACGATGTTATACCCGCCACCTATAAACCATGTATCTGATAAGGGATAATTATAATCTATATGCAATCCCATTGAATAATTGTTTATTTTAAATCTGCGATACCCTATGTGTCTTGTTGCATCTTCTTTGTTAATAGTCTCAGTCACTGCTTCCGTAATGTTATAACCCATATTAGGGCCAATTGATAAGACTGAATCTTTGTTATTATAGTTTTTTGAAACATTTGATTTATATAAAGGTACTGCATGAGATGCAGAAGTAAGGAGTAATCCTGATAACAGTAAATTTTTGATCTTCATTTATTAAATCCTATTTAGTTGATACCTAAAAATTTACCATGTTATTTTCCATAAAACAAATAAGTAATATCAACTCCTATTGTTGAAATAAATTTCAAATTGTTTTTGAATGATTATGTTAATATTTTTAATTGGAGATATATATTATGAATAAGCATCATGGGCGTCATGGAGACAGCTCACATTTCGCTCAAATTTTTATGCATGGTTATAGCAAACATCATGCAGGAGGAGGACCTGCAATGGGTGTAGCAGGTAATATGCCAAGTAATACCTCAAGATATAGAAAAGGTGGGAAGGCTCACCATAGAAGTCACCATGCAGAAGGAGGAGGAGCTAATCCCATAACTGGTACAAGTTCTCCTGATATAGTTGCAAAGCGCAAAGGTGGACGTGCATGTCATGCTGAAGGTGATATCGTTGCAACTCCTTATAGACATGGAGGAAAACCACATCATAAACATCACCATCATAGAAAGCATCACGCTGAAGGTGATGGAATCAGATCATTTACTGCTAAAACTCCTCTTATGCGTCATGGAGGACATCGTAAGCGAAGTCATCATGATGATGGAGATCAAGTTGAGATGATGTCACATGGTGGAAGAAAAAAAAAAATAGGTAGGGAGCATCATGATTTTGGCGATACAGTAGGCAACATTCTTTCAGGAATTGCACAATCAGCTCCAATGTGGCTTCCAATGCTACTGAGTGAAGGTGGCTCTGCATCCACTAATAAGTTAGCTGCTGGTGGCGCAGGAAAAGTAAGAAAAGGAATGCTTAGCAAGAGCGGCAAGATCATTAAAAATTATTAACTCAATATCCCCTTTGCATTAGTAAAGGGGTTTTTCTTTTTTAGGGGAAATTTATGGAAACAGTGGAATTTGCAATATTCCTCAGGGAAAAATTATTAGAAGAAGCAAGTCAATATGATAATATTTTATTTTCTTTACTATATGAAAATATGGAAAAAGGTAATAGAATAGCAGGTAGACGCGAAACTTGAATCTATCGGCAGTAGATTAAAGGAATTTAACAATAGATATGAGACTTCTCATATAATAGAAGATTGAAAGGATTATAATGTCGTTAATGACAACAGGGACAATCCGTCCACAACCACCAGAAAAAGAAGAAGATAATTACGAAGAAATTTTTGATTTAGAGAAGTTATATAAAGAATCTTGGGAAGCATATAAAAAAGCGTTCGGTTTACAAAGAAAAATACAAGAAAAAGAAATTGGTTGTTATTTGCCCATCGATAAGTATGGAAGTATATATATTTTGACAAAAGCCATATCTATGCCTGATAAAACACCTTCTGGTATTTGGGTTCCAGAAAATGTAAAGGAAGATCTCGTAAAAAAATACAATATAGGTTTAGTAATTGGAATTGGTCCTGAAGCCTTTAGGGATAGAAAAATATTTCCTGGAGGTCCACGATGTAAAATAGGTGATTGGGTAAATTTTTCTCCTTTTGATAAGGTAAAGCAAATATTCAATGATCATCTATGTCATTTTATAACCGACGATAAAGTCATTACTCCTATATATGAAATCCCAAGCGTAGTTTCAGAATTAAGGAAATATAAATAAAAAGGATATTTCATGAGTGAATTTCAAGAAAAGCTTCAAGTGATGAAAGATCATCTGGAGGATACCAACACTAATCCAGCTTTGATTGCAGCAGAAGATGTTGTAGATGAAGAGGATGAGGGTCAACTTCCTTTTGAAGATAATACAGAATATCAAGAACCAGAGTTTGAGAAGCCTACTGTTCAACATAATGAACACGGACATCGTAAAAGAAAAACTTTACGGGATAAGCACACTCAAATTCTTGCAGAGAATAGGGCAAAGGATGCTCAATTACAGCAAGCAATGGCTTACATTCAAGAACAGGAACGTAGACTAGCGGAAGCTAATGCAAGGGCAGAGCAAAGCGCTCACAATAGTAATATTTACTATGAGAGTAGCTTAGACAATGATGAGCAAAGAGTTTTGTCAGAATTAGAATTTGCTGAGGAAAGTGGTGAAACACGTAAGAAAATAGAGTTACAGAAGAGATTGGCTGAAATTGCTGCTCAAAAACAGACTCTATTACTTAGTAAATCTTTGAATAGACAACAACCACAACAATATCAAGAACCAGTTTATCAGCAATATAATCAGCCTCCTCCACAACAAGAATTTAGAGAAGAGCCTGTAAATGAATATTATGAGGAATGGTTAGATAAACATGCATGGGCTGATCAGAATTCTCCAGAGTTTGATCAAGACTTATATAGAGAAGTTAATGAGTTAGCAATAGATCTGAATAAAAGATTGAAATTTAATAATCAAGTTGAAATGATTGGAAGCAGAGATTATTATAATGCTTTGAGTAACATAATGAATGAAAGATATGGAATAGGTAATTCTAATTCAAATAAAGATAATTACAATGACAATAATAATATTAATAATTATAATGATTATGACAATCATATGCAATCTTATGAAGTAGCGCCTGTAACCAAGAAAGGAACTTCGATGGCGGATAGATATATAGCTAATAGACAAGCTTCAAATGGGAGTAAACGCCCAGGAATGTCGTTGACGCAAGATCAAAAGGAACTTGCGCGTAAAATGGCTCCTGCATTATCAAAATATAGTGATCATCTTGTAAGTGTTGAAGAATCAGAAGCAATTTATATAGATACGGCGAGAAAGAAGCCTTGGGCTCAGAGATATTATTAGAAAGGACTATAAGATGGAAGAAGTAAAAAATACAGAATCGAGACGTACCCGTGGTGCAATAAGGGATACTGATATTAGAGGTAATAGTGCAAGAGCACCTCTTACGTTTAGATCAGGCTCACAATTTAATTATCCCGAACATATTATTCAGGATACACAATATACATATGGTTTTGTTCCTTACATTATTGCTAATGAACACGTAGAGATTCCTTATGACAATGCCATAAGAGATGGATGGGAGCCGGTAGATTCAGCAGACCATCCAGATTTAAGAAGAGATTATAAAAAGGACCCTTTTAATAGAGGCAGGGACACTGATGACGGTTTTATTCGTAAGGGTGGCAATATTGCTATGAAAATACCGTCAGAGCGCTATGAAGAGAATATAGCACAATATAATGAGGATAATGCTCATAATGAGAGATTGATTAATGAGCATAAAATGACTACACCTGGCGATATTCAAGTTATGTCTCATGCTCGAATTAAAGGACGTCCGAGATAATTGAGTTTTGGGAGAACACATAAATTATCACGGGCGGCAGCGTATCTCAATAAGTACGTTTCTGAAAACTTTCCTATAATTCCTAAGTTATCTGATGAAGATTCCTTAATAAAAGAGAAATGTGAAGCTTCTTTCTATGAGTTTGTTAAAAATTCATGGAAGATTGTTGATGGTAGAGATTATATAGATGGTTGGCACATGCAAGCCATGTGTGAACATTTGCAAGCTGTTCAACAGATGCAAATTAGAGATCTTATATGTAATTTACCTCCTCGGATGGGTAAGTCTACTTTATTCAGCGTATTATTTCCTGCATGGTGTTGGACTATCGAACCAACTTTAAGATTTTTATATGTAGCTTATTCAGAAAAGCTAACTATAAGAGATTCTATAAATACCCGTCGACTCATTGGAAATGAATGGTATCAAAAATTATGGAACGATAAATTTATTATTTCTCGTAAAGTCGATAATAGTCATATTTTTAAGAATGATAAACAAGGATATCGGCTATCTACTTCCTGGCATGGTACTGTTACTGGAGAAGGTGGAGACATCATTTGTTTTGATGACCCTAATAACATGGAGACGGTTCATTCTACTGTTATAAGAGAAGCAACGAATGACTTTTTTGACTTTACATTATCTAATCGTTATACCAGAGAGTCATTAGTAAGACGTCTTGTAGTTCAACAAAGAACTCATGTTAACGATTTAACTGGTCATATTTTATCTATGAATGACCCCAATTGGGTATTTTTATGTCTTCCTATGGAGTTTGAGAGATCCAGAAGATCTTCAACCATTATATTGCCTATGTCTAATGGTAAGATATGGAAAGACCCTAGAAATAAAGAAGGAGAATTACTTTTTCCTCAAGATATCGATGAAGACGGTCTTAAAAGAATAAAAAACAAACTTCGCAATGATAGTTATCATATTGCCGCACAATATCAGCAAAGACCTTCTCCAGCTGAAGGAGGATTATTAAAGGCAGAATGGTTTCAAAAATGGACACAACCTTATTATCCTGAGTTTGATTATATTTTACAATCATGGGATACGGCGCTTACTACAGGGAAAATGTCTTGTTATTCTTCATGTACGACATGGGGTGTTTTCAGAGATATCAAAACTAATGTTAAAAATATTATGCTCTTAAGTCTTTTCAAAGAAAAGATTGAATACCCAGAACTTAGACAGATGGCTGTTAGATTAGCTCATAATTACGAAGATGTTTATATGGATGAACCATTAAATGGAAAAAATCCCCCTCATTTGATTTTGGTTGAAGAAAAAGTAAATGGCTATTGTATCTTACAAGATCTCATGAGAGCTAACTTACCTGTCATGAAATTTAATCCTAATCCTCATGGCAATAAGATATGGAGATGTAGAATTATTAGCCATCTTATGCAGAATGGACTTGTCTGGCTTCCTACTGAAGCACCATCTTATAAAAACCTTACTGAAGACAGCCAAATATTTTTAGATGCTGCTATAAACTTTCCTGAAGATAGAAGTGGTAAACCAACAAACGATATCATTGATAGCATGTCTCAAGCCTTTATATGGCTAACTTCGAGAGATTGGATATCAAATACTGAAGACCCAGTTTTTGAACAAAGTAGCAATTGGGATAATGTCATGTATAGAGAAAATAGATACGGAAATGTTTGGAGAATGAAAAATTAAAAAAAATATTATTCTCTCATGTTGACAATAAACAACAATCACATTTACTAATTAAATTAAGGTATTAGTAGCACAGCTACAGTCAGATAGTATAGATCCGAGACCTATATTATCAAAGCGTGGCAAAGTCCATGTTAGTCTCGCGAATGATCTCAGGAGAATGGGGGTCATTGTTCTTGGCTGAGTCCTTGTAATTAATTCTCATTAAAAAAATTTAATTTATTTATTAAGGAGAATATACATGGCCTATGGTCAGAATAAGCCTGGTGGCTTGTTATCACTTATGGACACAATAAGTGGTATTTATAACGGTCAAACAGGCAAATACTATATCCAATCAGGATATCAATTTAATATTTTTCGCGGTGACCTTGTTTACTTAGGGTCTGATGGTTTCATTCATAACTTATATGATGTTGGTGCACCTGGCGTTAATGGTTACACGCAAGCGCAAGCATTAGGTGTATTCAATGGAGCTTCTTATGTTCAGCCATTTGCAAACAATCCTATAGACCCTGCAAGCCCTGGTCGTTCTTATTGGCCGGCAGGAACCGTAACGGCAAATGGTGCTCCTGCAACTTGCTTTATTATCGAAGACCCAAATGTTGTTTACACAATTCAAGTGAGTGGTTCCGCAGCGTGGAATGCACAAAGTCGATATGCATCTGTTGCTTATACAGACCCAACAACTGGTTATGGCGCTCCTGGACCTCTTGGAGATACACAAACTGGTCAATCAAGTATGGTTTTGAACTCAGCTACATTTGGTAATAACCCTCTCTTTAACCTTAGAGTTATAGGTTTTGACGATAATCCAACACAAACACTTCCAGTAGCTCCAAGTATCAATCCTGTTCGGGCTGCAGGAGCTCCTGTGCCGTTTATCAACGTCAGGGTTCTCATACAAAACCACTCATATGTAACAAGACCTACTGCAGTGGCATAAGAATTGAATTTAAGGAAATAAATTATGATTATAAATCGCTCGTATATAACTTCTCTTCTACGTCCTGGTGCACATGCGATATTTGCGAATTACAATATCTACCCAGAACAGTGGAAGGAAATTTACTCACAACATATATCGGACAAAGCCGTTGAATATGAAATTCAGACAAAAGAGTTAGGTATTGCTCAAATACGTCCTGAAGGTTCGCCAACCGCTATGGATGATATGAGAGAAGTCTTCACCTCCTCGTACGTCAATACAGCATACGGTATTGGGTTCCAAATAACCCGCTTCGCCATAGAGGACAACCTTTACAAGGATCAATTTCCTCAACAGATGCAGAATCTAAGGAACTCACTAGCTACGATTAAAAATGTTAATGGTGCATACTTATTTAACAATGCATTCAATCAACAGAATTCTGCTGGTAGTGATGGTCAACCGCTGCTTTCGACACAACATCCTACGAATATTGGAACATTAGCCAATACTTTCAACAATAACGTGGGTCTTAATGAACAGACTCTTGAAGAAGCTATTACGATTATTAAAGGTTGGAAGAACTACGCTGGTTTACAGATTAATACAAATACTATTAAGTTATTAGTCCCACAAGCCCTTGCATTTACAGGTTCAAGGCTTCTCAATTCACAATATCGTGTTGGCACCACCAATAATGATATTAACGTTCTCGCACATGACAAGTATATGCCTGGTGGTTGTATTGTTAACCAATATCTACTTAATCCAAATGCTTGGTTTATTTTGACTGATGAGCCAAATGGATTTAAGTACTTTAGAAGAACAGCATTGGATATTGATTTCATCACTGACCCTAATACTGACAACGTTACTGTTCGTGCAATGGAAAGATATGCAATGGGTTATTCAAACTGGCGTTGTGTATTTGGTTCTATAGGTATTGGCGCTTAATAAGGAGCAATAAATATGTCGCGTATTTCTTTAGGCAGCCATGCCTCAGATGGTCTCAGAGTTGGTCCTATCTATAGTCAGTTAAGTTCTTTACCTGCTGATTTAGGTGGCCCTTTTCCATCTGGCAATTTTAGTGACTACGGACCAGGAGTACTTTTAAGTCCTCAACATACTTATAAGATATGGCCAAGTATGCCCAACATTCCTGGAGGTTATCATATTATTGATAATATTGTAGCCTCGATAAGACCTGCAGCTCGAGGGTATTTGACATTGTTAGGAGATAACTTTGTTACCTTTGCAACAGTTGGTAAAGATGGTATGCCATTAATACAATTCGATTGGCCAAGAGTTCCTACTGTTACTGTTTCGGGAGTTGCTGCTAATCCAAATACTTATGTAACAATATTTGGTATTGATCGATACGGAGAAAACCTACAACATACATATCAAATTGGGGGTGAAACGGCATTACCACGTACTTATCCTACAGTACAGGCAAGTGCTGGCGCTAATGACGGTGCTATTATTAATCCTGAAACAGGTGCCCCACTTCCTGCAAAAGCATTTTATGCAGTTACAGGAGTATTTATAAGTGCAGCAACGCCTGTTGGTTGTAATATATCCGTGGGTGCATCGGATATATTTGGATTGCCGTATGTAATTACTAGTAAGGGAAATATTACATCAATTTCATGGGCAAATCAGACAAACTCTGGTTCATACTCGGCAGCAGCTCCATATACTTATACTAATCCGGTTTATCCTAATACCAATGCTATTAATCAGGTCTCAGAATTAACAGTAAGAGCCCCAGGAGCACCTCAAACTACAGTTGGTGTATTTGTACGTTCAGATGATACAAATCCCACTACACAAGTTACAGGGGATGTACGAGGTTTATATGCACCATCGTCACCATCTTCATTCCTAACTGATAATACGGGTGCTACTAAGCTAGATTTAAAGCGTCTTTCTTTCACTTACTATGTCTATGGAATGGATACGTGGCAAAATCAGGTTAATAACCAACAGCAAAATTATATGCAGCAATATCAAACTACTACACCTAATGGTTGGCCAGTTGGTATGCTAGACCCTATAGATGCATATGGTTATCCACAATACTACACTGGCGTTCCCTTTGGTTGAGGATAGAAAATGAAACCTGGAGTTTATTATTGGTCCGCAGGTACAGGAGCTGGATATACAGACCTTATTGCATCTTTCAATAACAATGTAAATATCCCACAAAATAGTTATGTCAATTTATCAGCAAACAATCCTGACGGCGTGTTTGCTTATATTGATATGATTAATCGCAATACATCCACTTCAGGGATAAGTAGTGATATAATAAGAAGTATCAGTATTTCAAGCCCTGATGACAATCATCTAGCAACTTTTGTGGTATCAGGAATAGGAACTGCTGTTGATTTTGTTACTGGTAATCCTGTTGGTGTTATTGGTCCTATTACTGAAAATATTGTTGGGGTTAATAACAACACAGTAAATAGTGTGAATATTTATACCGTCATAACTTCCATAAAAGTTATAGGTCATGCAGCTACTAATATAGGTGTTGGACCTGGACCAAATGGCATTACTAATTATTTCAATTTAGATTGTAATGTCAATGTTATTCAGGGGTATGGTTCAAATGTTTCAGTACAAATACCAAATAGGACAACAATGAATGTTAATATATATACATCTTTAAACAAAGTAGAATCACCTAATATTAATGGTGGATTAACTCCTTTTGGTATTATTAACAGTACAAATATTAGTTCTATACCAGATTTTCTTTATGATGGTCCAATTATTGCTACAGGGTATTTCCCTATATTTTATCCCTTTCAACTTATATGGGCAAATGTATCTACAAGTGGTCCTGACAACATGTTCTTTACAGTTTTGCAACAGGGAATTTAATTATGACAGCTAAAAGAATGAGACGTTCTCAATATGATAAAGACCCTGCAATGAAGATTTCTAAAGGTATGACATCATTTGGTGTAAGTCGTGGAGTTTCACCTGGATTAGAACAATCTAAAGGTTTGATATCTACGGGTGTAAGTCGTGGTAGATCTATCGGAAATGAAGCATCTAAAGGAGTTACATTTGCCGCACGAAGAGCGAAGGGTGGCCCTTTGGGATATTTAGGTATAGGTGACCCAGCAGGACTTGAGAGACTAAAATTATCTCAAGAAAGAAATAAAGAATTAAATACGCCTCATTATAAAAAGGGCGGTCAACCAAAGAAGAAGTGGGTTAAAAAGGCTTTTGAGAATAATAAAGGTGCTCTTCATAAAGCCTTACATGTACCACAGGGTAAGAAAATTCCTTTATCAAAGATTCATAAAGCAGAACATAGTTCTAATCCCAAATTGCGTAAAGAAGCTAATTTAGCCGAAACATCAAGAGGATTCCATCATAGATCATCTCGAGGTAGGTAATGGATGGCGCTTACCAGCAATACCTATCAGTTTGGCAATAACACACAACTCGATGATTTATTCAGAGAATCCTTTGAGCGTATTGGTATTCTAGGTAACGAACAATCTGCCCTTCAAGTTCAATCTGCCATCATGTCGGCTAATTTGGATTGAATCTTTGGTTAATCCAACAGCAAATGTTTAGTCTTATTCCTAATCAGCCAATTTATGTACTTCCACAATATACGGTTAGGATACTTGAAGTTGTAGCTACCCAACCAACGCGTCTTAATACTGGCGGCGCAGCATTTTCTACAGCTGGCGGTAATCCTTCAAATTGTTTTGACCCTATGCAAACAGGGGGATGTACTCAAACAGCTATAAATGGGAGTATAGGCTATGATTATGGAGCTGGTAATACACAATCCATATTCTATGTAGGTATTACACCACTAGCGACATCAACCTATACACTCAACGTCCAATACTCTTTTGACACGATTAATTGGATAACGGTTTATATAGCTCCACAACAAAGTTATCCCGCATTTCAGACAACATGGTTTGTGGTTGAACAAGCATTAAATGCTAGAGCATGGCGTATCACTGAAACAGGAGGACAAACTCTTGCAATTCAGCAGATTTATTTCAATCAGCCAACCAATCAAGGTCCAGGAGATAGATTATTAACAGCATTATCTCGTTCTGAATGGTTAGCGATTGCTACTAAGATGAATACTGGGTTTCCCTCTGGTTTTTATTTTGATCAATCTACGTTAGCCCCATCACTGTCACCTACGATTAGAATGTGGCCTGTACCTGGTCCTGTATCAAACTTTCAACCAACAAATATTCTGTATACTAATTATCGATATGCTCAAGATATTACGCAGATGTTTCAAAATGCGGAATTACCACAGCGTTTTTATGATGCTCTGGTTGCAGGATTAAGCGCAAGACTAGCTTTAAAGTTTGCACCTGATAAATATCAGCTTCTCAAAGCAGAAGCTGCAGAAGCTTACGCTAAAGCTGCTGCAACCGATTATGAGAATGTGACTCTCAGATTTACGCCTGATATGGGTCAATATAGGGCTAATTCATGAGGGTAAGAAATCACGGTAAATATACTCATATGAGTAAGAATAAGCCACGTGCGATTGCTCGTTGTGACTACAGTGGATTCATGGTTCAACATGCTGCATTAATTCGCCAGATGGAATATAGAGGGCAAGGATTAGTATTTACAGGATATTATGTCCATCCTAAATTTGCTGATACACCTCAACCACAAAATTTGACACCACGTATTAAACTTGACCCTGTTCCTATTCGTAATGCAAGACCTGACAATATTATTGATGCACAAAATACGCTTGCAACATCCGTTGGAGTTTTGACGATAGATGTCTCCCCAAGTGTAAACGTAACGTTGACTACAGATCAATTTTCCAATAATGGTTCTTTTAATTTTACGGGTACATTAACCAATAATATCGTGATTTATGTACCTAATCTCATGAAACAATTCTACGCAAATAAGCTAACAACTGGTCCTTTTAATTTATCAATGCAATTGATAGGAAATGTTTCTCTCCCGTTGATTATTCCTCAAGCATCTCCTACAACTTTATTAGGACCAATAGTTACGAATACATTGTTGAATTTAGAGTTTTTAAATTTTTGAAGTAAAGGAATAATATTATGGCGAATGCCCCAGACACCTCTTCTTACGTACTAACAAACCCAGATTCTAATTTGCCTAATTCTAGCGTCATTATCGGGGGTACAGGCATTACAGTTAATAAATCTGGTTCTAATGTTAGTGTTGCTGCAACGAGTAATTTACTCCAATTAGCTGAAACATCGGCAGGAGGATACACTGTTTATGACACAACTTTAGGATTCAATCAAAATAGATTTACTGCTGGACTTGGTATGGCTATTACAAATCCAACTGGCACTGGTGGCGTTCCCACAAACTTTGCAGTAATACCTGAAAGTACGATTCAATTGATAAATGTTAGCCAGAATGGGACACCTATTGTTTCAGATGGTCGTCCAAACCTTAACTTTTCGAGCTCTAATGGCATATCCCTTAGTATTGGCTCAGATGCCAATAATGTTAATATTGAGATTAGTGGCGATGAATCTTCGGTAGCTCCAGATGATGCTACCTATATATTACAAACTCCTGATGCAAGTTTACCAAATGCACAAGCTTTAAGTGATCTTGATCAAACAGGATTAATGAAGGTAACAGTTTCAGAAGCTCCATCTGCTCTTATTTCTATAGCAGTACCCGCAACAACCTCGGCAGCAAATGATTATCAAGCTGGATCTACTATTTTATCTTCCCTAGCAGAATTAACTCCTTCTGTTGGAACTATTCTTGTGGGAAATGGGACAGCATTTAATGTACTTTCTCCTGGAAGCGCAAATGAAGTATTAACTATAATTTCCTCAACGCCATCCTGGCAACCTCCTGTTGGTGGCTCTGGTATTACTGTTAATATAATGAGTCCAAGCGCTCCTTCACAGTTGTTAGTAACTAACAATGAGTATGTTTCTACCAATACTGCAGTGCAGAATTTCACATTGCCAGCGTCTCCAAGTCCAGGTGAATGGTACATAATTAGTGGCTATGGTTCTGGTGGATGGTCATTAGCATTATCGTCAAAAACAGCCA